TTACGTTTCATTTCTTTCTCCTTCATTAAGTGAGTAGGGGGGTTCTTTGACTACCCCCAACCTTTTCGCGACAAGTCAAACTGTCCTAGCTTAACTACTACTTCAGTACCAACCCTCACACCCTCAGTCATGCGACCATACCTTGTGAGAATCGTGCCTTACTACCTTGTTACAGTTGTTCAGCCATACTCAGAAGATGTTGCACCATCTTCATTTAATATCGCATTTAATCTAATTTAATGGGAGTGTCAACTATTATTAATAACAAACATATTTGATTCAAGGCACCATGTTTCGATATATACAGGATTAATTCCTTGTTCTGTCGCAGCATTATATAAAGCATTTTCTATATCAACGCGTCTAGCTTCACATTTAGGTTCATCAAACCAAAGTTCAGCAGTATGTTTAACGGAAGGCATGCCAGGTAATGAAACCATCGAAATTAATAACCAAATCTTAATCACCTGCATCGCCCCAGTTGTCACCGCATTCAACGTCGACTTTACTTGGGACAGACAGTTCAACACAATTTTCCATAATGTCTTTAATCTTATTCTTATCTGCATCGCTTGCAACAGAAAAGTCAAGTTCATCATGTACTTGTATGTGCGCTAGGTAGCCTTCTTTATCTAATTCTAACATTGCTTTCTTTGTTTGATCAGCAGCAGAGCCCTGTATCAATCTATTGAGTGCCTTATATGTCCAGGCACGTTTAATCATATGTTCGCCGTATTGTTGTTGAGCTTCAGCTAATGGCAGAGACTTCTGTCCCCACTCATTTGTAGGCTCCCATTGGTCGAAACGACAGCGTCTACCTTCTAATGTAGACAAATACCCTTTCTTACCAGCTTTGTTCATTGTATCATTCATTAATTGCTTAACAAATGGCACGCGTTCATTGTAACTTGCAAGTAGTTCACTTGCTGTCTCTAAATTAACACCAAGCTGTGACATTAGCTTACCTTTACCCATACCGTAAAATAGCCCTAAATTAATCGTTTTAGCCTGTTTACGAGGTATATCAGCCATCTTTGATACCATTTTATGAAAATCCGTTGTTGGATCTTCTTGATACGAATCTACAAACTTACTAGCTCCTGTAAAATGACGAAGGCTTGCGTAATGTACGACGAGCCGTGGTTCTTGTTGCGAGTAATCAAAGATACCCCACTCATGGTCTTTCTCAGGAATAAATATACTTCTGATCAGTGGGCCGAGAATCCCGTGCCGTGCTGGTATTTGCTGTAAGTTCGGATTACTGTAACTGAATCTACCTGTTACCGTTCCTCCTTGGTCTGATCGCATTTGGTGGATCTCAGCATGAATCCTGCCTCGGTACGAATGCTTGGTGATACTTTCAATGAACGTGGTTCGCGCTTTATTGATCTCACGACACTCCACAACCATCTTTGCCAAAGGAGAATCATGACTTGATAAAAAGTTTTTATCAAACTTTGGTTGCCCTGTCGGTGTGCGGTCATAAGGAATCTGTAATGCATCAAACGCTTTTGCCACGCTAGCCGCAGCCCAGACTTCCACAGATGTACCTGAAAGTTTTTTGATAGATTGTAAAATTTTATTTTCTTGTTTCTGTAAATCATTTTTAATTCTCTCCGCTTTTTCTAAATCTACTCTAACACCTTTTTGCTTCATCTTAAATAAAACAGGAAACAAATCAGTTTCCAATTCAAAAATGTTAATTAAGTTTTGTGAAGTAATCTCTCTTTTGAGATGATGCCATAAGCGTAGCGTTACAGCAGCATCTTGCTCTGCATACTCTCCAACGTGAGATGCGGGAAGCTTCCACATTTCTCCTTTCGGATCTAGACCCCACATTTTTGCTGCCTCGTAGAGTTGGGCTTCTGATTTTGACTCTTTTAGATAATCTTTTGCTAATGAGTTTAGGTCAAATCGAAACCTGTTTTCATCTACCAAAGGGGCAGCGATTAAAGTGTCTATTATTTTACCTTTAATGTCAACACCCATCGCAGTAAGCCAACCTACGTCATAAAAAGCGTTATGAAATATATAATTAATATTTTCGTATGAGCATTGTTTTTTAAGCCACTTTGTAACAATAGCTTTGTCCATGTTGGGCGGTGTTTCGTGAGCAATGGGGTAGTATCCTTTCCACCCGTCTACAGCAACAGCGATACCAACGACTTCACCATTCTTGCGTATATATCCTGGTCCTGTATCTTTGATACCAGGGTCGCGTGTTTCTAAATCAATTGCTATCTCGTCATAACCAGATAGATCAGGGAAGTGATCAGGCATAACCCATTCACTAGGCATGCGATGTACTTTAGGAAACCAATTAGGTTGTTCTTTCATCTATTTCTCCAGCTATCGCAGCGTAAGCAGCTAAATCAACATAGCTATCTTTTTTATGTGCGTGTTTTAATCTGGCAATTTTAACAAGCCCCATGCATATCGCAACATCATGCGGTGTAATATCTTTATCAAGATATGCACTCCATAACTTAGCAATGTTTTCATGGTTTGTTAATTTATCACCATAGTCTTCTTGACGATCACCACTAACAAGTTTTTCTGCTTCTTGTAAAATCTTTTGACAAATCATGCAGATCTCCTTTCGTGAAAAAATATTGGTTCATATTCAAACTGCGCTTCCGTGCGACGCACAATAACTAATTTCTTTTTGGCTCTTGTCATGCCAACATAGAAAACTCTTGCTTCATCATCTCTACCTTGTTGTGTTTCTGTAGATGATTTGTAAGGACCATAAGATAGATCCGTTAACAACATAACGTTGTCTCTCTCCCCACCTTTACTTGCATGTATTGTTGATACTTCTATGCGTGGTGTGTCATCTAATTTATTTCCTTCACGCATAATAGCTCTGAGATAATTTATTCTCTTTCTCAATCCTTTCGCATTCAACACATCATACCATTTCATTGTACGAACGTCTATGTCTTTGATTGTTTCACGCAAACCATAATCTTTTATTAAATCTTCTAATGTGTAAACAACAGCATGATCACCTTTAAATGTTCCGTAGTTTCTTTTTATACGTGTGCTATCCATAAATTGATAAACAGTATCACATAGTTGACCAGACACTTCTTTTCCATTTTGTAACGTGGTCCACGCTTTGATAGCTTCGATGTATTTTAAATTTACAACTGACTGTCCGTAGCGTTTATACAACCAACCAAACTGTTCTAAAGATTCAGAAACTTGTTGCACAATCTCATGTGTACGACATAAAATTAACCACTCGCCTTCAGCCAATCCTTTGTTTAAAGGTCTGATATTTAAGACTTTTCTCTCACCTTCTTCATCTCTTGGCTTGTAACTTTTATCAATTCTTCGTGATATAGACTGTGCTAATTTTGTGGCAATAGTGTGCACACTTTTAGGAATACGATATGACTGTGTTAAAGGAATGATAGTGTTGTCATCATTTTTAGCCATGGCTATAAAGTGTTCTATGTCTGCACCTGCCCAACGAAAGATTGCTTGATCATCATCACCAGCGACATATGTTTCAATTGGTTTTGCCACTCCTTGTATCATGTCAATGACTTGCCATTGATGTGCAGATAAATCCTGTGCTTCATCAACAAATAAATATTTTAATGGTGGCGGATTTTTTTTCTTTAAAAAATGATTAAAGTAATCAACGTATTCTAATTTATCTCTATCACGTTTAAAGTTTTTTAAATCTACATCCATTTGTTCAATCGTGTTCCGTGCGCCGTAGTCACTGAGCTTAACAGTACGAAAGATTTGATTGAGTCTATCGTCATCATCAGGAAACTTTGCATACGCTAAATTAATTAAGTCTTGATACTCACTCTTTGCGGTTGGCATAGATATATCCATACCATTACCTTTCTTCATCTTATTAACAAAGAAACGGCCCGTGTTCCGTGATAAGTCATCATAATCACTTTGATCCATGATCTGTGATTGTTGTAACTGTAATCGTTTATATGCAAGAGAGTGTAGTGTACAAAAATACGGATACATCTTTTTTAGTTCCGCTTCACTCCATTCTTCTTTCGCAACTCTATCACGAATTTCTTCAGCAGCTTTTACCGTAAAACTAAAATACCCAATCTCATCTGGTCTACAATGACCACCACTAATTAATTTATCAACTTTATCTTTTAAAAATGTTGTCTTGCCTGTACCAGGAGGACCTATAACGATGTTTCTTTTCATTAGTATGGCTCCTCTTCTTTAAAATCTTTTGATTTAACAATGTATTCTGCATCATTGACAGTCGTTGGTATCTTCCAAATATGTGTAACTTTATCATTTATACGCAACTTCTCTGCTGTGCCTTTGAAGTCGGAAAATACTTTAAACTGTCCTACATCACTTAATTTATTAAAACGTTTTGTTTTGAGAAAGTCTCTAAATGCTTGTGGTTTAAACATGTAATTATTTTCTTGCTCATAGACCATGCCTTGCAACATATCTTGTCTGTCTTTTGCTCCACCATTATTCTCTATAAATATTTGTAAATACGATAAGAACTGACCATTAGAACTTACCTCGCCTGGCATAATGACTTCTTCAAATCCAGGATCATCAAATAATGACTGTACTTTATCTGCCCATGCGTCTGCACGAATAGGTTGCGGGCTTTCATTAATTTGTTTTATACAAGCTGCTTTATATCGAGCGTGTTGTGCCAAGGTATCACCATCAATAACTAAAACTTTTCCGTTGTGTGTAACTTCAAACATAGGATCATCAGAAACAAATTTCTTTAAACTAGAGATAGATGAAGTAGATCCTTTACCTATGCCAAACTTTTTCTGACGGCATTTCATTTTCTCACATACAGTTTTAAATAAAGGTAACTCACAACGAAAGAAATAATTTTTCTTATCACTAATTTGTCCTAAGATTGTTTGCACCTCTCTGCTTTTTAACGGAGGATTAAAATATGTTGTGTTGTAATAATCCAATTTATCTTCAAGCTCTGACTCTTCAAAACGTTGTCGTGCATAAATACCTAATTGAAATAAACATTCGTTCCGTGAGCCTTCAGCAAATCCCTGTGATGCTAGTGTAACTAAACAAGGTGGCGCATCTTTAAAATCATCATTTGATCGTTCCTTTTTTTCAATAACAACCATGCCGAGATTCGATACGACTTTACTTTCATAATGCGTTATAAACATAGCCAGATTATCCAATGCATTACCTTCATCATCTAGCGCATATCTTGTCGGATACTCTGGGTGGTTATACGGCAAGTTTAAAAAGTTTCCTGTCCCTTTCGGGTTCAACTCTATTTGTTTTGGAAAGATTTCACTTTCACCGTGACCTAACCATGCGGCTATCTCTGTCAGTTTCATCTGCATATCTACTGCTTTTACTGACTCTGCTACAAATAAAAATACATGAGCACCGCCACTCTTTGATTTACATACAACCAATGGCAGTTTCTTATCGAGTATGGTTTTAATTAATTTTTTATGATCGAACCCATCATAGGAGTCTATATCAATAGCACCCCACGTACAGGTGTTGTCGTCTTTAATAGGAATAATACCAAGCGATGGTTCTTTTCCATCAAGATGATCATGCCATTTCTGTTCCGTTAATTGTTGTTTTTCTATCCAGGATTTTGCTTCTAGTTTACCATTCTCATTTTTTGAACGGCTTTCAGTTTGACCATAAGCTCGGTCAAGCCCTGTAAAAATCTCTATAAATCGTCGTCTCTGTTCTGTCATTCTTATACCTAGTTGAGGGAGCGATTTTCAGGAGGAAAATATGATGCTCCCTCGATTAATTTAACGATATGTTTAGTACGGTGTTTTTTCGCCGTCGTCAACACTTTCGTCATCATGCTTAACTTTTACTTCACCAGCATCTACAGACGCGGAGAAAGCTTTTGCTTGTGAATACAAGTCAGCATCTTCGATTGGACCGACTCGAGAGACGTCCCAACCAAACCATTCACCCAAATCATTAGATTCTGCAATCGTTTTGAGTGAGTAAATGTGGGAGTATGAAGGAGGTGTAAACAACCCCTTCGCACCTTTTAGCTTTAACCCAAGCATTAAAGAGTTCCATCTTTTTGACTTCTTTCTTTGTGTGCTTTTCATAGCGATTAGAGCTTGTGACCAAACTCCATTATCGCTTTTAATTAAACAAAAGTGATTAGCCGTATCTTCGATATAGTTACCATTGGTAAGTCTATCTTTACGTTGATCATCTCTTGTTGTTTTTGACAGTATATTACTGTCGCCTGGATGAATATTAACAGGAGCACCAGTGCCCTTGCCTCTATCTTGCCATTCAATATATTGACGTTGATATGAACAAGGTATGACCTGTACCCCTTTATCTCCGTCAAATATTTCTTTTGTCAGCG